TGGATCGGCTTCTCGAGCAGTATGGTTTTGCTCGAGTGTCTGGCGCTGAACTGGATCGGCAGGTGGCATTGTCGGAGTGGGTTGCTGCGCAACTTGCACGTGGTATTCCGGTCGAGGTGCCTGCGTATGTCCTGCACAACATGCGGCAGACGAACTACCGTCTGCTTACGGCAGAGCAGTTGCAGGGCGTGTATGACACGGGACGGCAGATTTACCACGTTGCTCGGGCGCAGAACAAGCTTTTGGCTGAGGCGAAACAGCGGTCGCTTGAGGAAGTGCGCGATGCAGTGATCGCGGCGATTGCCAAGTATCACGCGATTGAGCCACGGCAGCCAGATTATGCACCGTCACGGTTTAAGGCGGTCGCCAATTTCCTGAAGAAGATTGATGCGTGGCACGTTAAGCCGGAGTTCTTGTTCCGGTGGCTGGACGGCGACAAGGCGTTTGGGCCGGTGTGGTCGGCGTTGTTTTTGCCAATTGCGGATGCCGAAAATGCTGAGTCCAAGATGGTTATTGAGGCCAGCAAGCGCATCACGGCGCTGTTCGACATGATCCCAGCTGCTCGGCGAAAGGAATTCCTGTCGCGGACTATTACCGTGCCGGGCGTCGATACTAAGATGACTGGCGCGACGGCTGTGTCGATGGCGTTGAATTGGGGCAATACGGGCAATCGCGAGGCGCTGCTCGAAAGCACCATCAATGGTCAGCCGGTATGGACTAAGGCGCAGGTTGATGCAGTGCTCGCAACGCTGAGTAAGGACGAGTGGAATTTTGTCCAGTCGGTGTGGGATTACATCAATGAGTTCTGGCCGCAGATTTCTGCCCTGCAGCAGGAGCTGACTGGTATTGCCCCAGAGAAGATTGATGCGGAGCCGTTTGAGATTCGTACGGCGGACGGCGATACCATCAAGTTGCAGGGTGGATATTACCCGCTGCAGTACGATCAGGAGTATAGCTGGGCGCAGTGGAAGCAGGATCAGGCGGCATCGGTGCAGGAGATTGGGGCAAACCCGTACGTGCGTGCAGCGACAAAGCATGGATTCACTGAGGCGCGTGTCGGGTCTGGTGGCCGACCGGTTAAGCTGGACCTGTCTGTGTTTTCCGAACATGTGCTCAACGTCATTCATGACCTGACGCATCGCAAGGCAATCATGGATGTGCAGCGAGTCTCTGAATTGCCGGAAGTGCGCACGGCAATCGAGGGTACGGCTGGCCGGAATTTGTATCGCACGATTCGGCCGTGGTTGCTTCGTATCGCTGGCGATCGTCGTCCGGCCGCGTCACCGATTGAGGATTTGCTCGGTCGCGCTCGAGTTGGCGTGACGGTCGTCAACATGGGTCTAAAGGTGACGACGGCTATTGTGCAGCCCATTGGCTATCTGCAGTCGGTTGACATGCTTGGCATCAAGTACGCTCGTCGTGGATTGCAGGCGTTCTTTGCCAATCCTGTCAAGGCATGGAAGGCGGCAATGGAGCAGTCTGTTGCGCTGCGTACTCGTCAGGAAAGTTTTGACCGAGACGTGCGCGACCAGACTAAGCGCATGCTTAAGAAGGGTCCGCTGACTAAGGCACAGCAAGCGTTCTTCTACTTTACCGCTGTCATGGATACGGCCGTTGCTGTGCCTACGTGGTATGGCGCGTATCTCAAGTCGATCGAAGAGATTAAGCCGGGCGACCAGCACGCTGCGGTGACGTATGCTGACAGCGTGGTCCGCATGTCTCAGGGCTCTGGTGCGGCCAAGGATCTCGCACAGATTCAGGGTGGCGGCGAATTGGCCCGTGCATTCACGCTGTTCTACACCTACTTCAACGCGCTATACAACCTGCTTCGCCGGAGCGGTGCGCTGTTGAAGGATCGCGGCCCGACCGACATTCCTCGGTTCCTCGGGTCTATGGCTGCACTGTGGTTTGCGCCAGCTATCCTGTCCGAGCTGGTTGCCGGACGTGGGCCAGACGACGAGGACGATCCGATGAATTGGGCTCTGTGGGAGTTGGTCCGATTCCCGTTCTCTACGGTGGTTGGCGCTCGAGACGTGGCTTCGGCCATCGGCCCTGATGCGTACGACTACGAGCTGTCTCCGCTAGTCGATGCCGGAAAGTCTGTGGTCAATACCCTCAACGCTATTGGTACTGCGACTGGCGAGGCGGTTCGTGGGGAAGGATTTGAGCTTACTGAGTCTCAAGTCAAGGAGTTCATGATGGCCGTGGGGTATTGGGCACAGCTGCCGAGTCGCCAGATGTATATCACCGGATCGTATCTGTACGACTGGATGATGGGTTACGAGGAGCCTGAGCAGCCGTCTGAGGTATTTAAGGGCCTTGCATTTCCAAGGCAAAAGTGATGTATACTTGTGTAGTCTTTACCCTCATCCAGCATGTCCGGGGTGCATGATGTCCAACGAAAAGTCTTCTGTAATGCTTGTGGTCGCCGGGTTCTTTGGATCCCTAATTGCCGTGGGCAAGGCGTCTCACGGTAACCTGCGCGACAACCTGCTGGCCGTCTCCGCTGGCACGTCCAGCGCTTACTTCCTCACGCCTGTGGTCTTTGAGGTCACAGGCATTGCGGCCAGCCAGCAGACAATGAGCGCAATGGCGTTCCTGCTCGGCGTGCTGGGTCAGCGCGGGGTGGAGATTATCATTGGGAAGATTTTCCCGGAGGCGAAAGATGCTCCGGTCGATTAACGCCATTGCGAACGGGCTGGTCTGCCTTGGCGGGACGGCGTTCTATGTGATGCTGTTCACCAAGATTGGGAACGGTGTCAAGCAAATCGACCGCTTCGGTAAGTTCAGCTATTACCTCATCAAGTGTGCGCTGGCCTTTGTTGTCGCCGGGGCACTTATGAACGTGCTGCTTCTTACCGCCCCTCCGTTCACCGAGGTGCTGATGAACGTTGGCTTCGGCCTCATTTTCGCGTGGGCGGCAGTGTGGCACGGGATCAAGTTCGGGGTAGTGGTCGGGGTCAAGGCCATTGACCGCAAGACAGCGACATACCGCATCCCCACTCGGGTCGAGGACCGGCGATGAGCTTGACGCATCCGAGCCCGAACCATAACGTCCGAGGTAGCAAGTCCGTGAAGCTCATCGTGCTCCACGCGGATGCCTCCCCGAGCGAGAAGGGCTGCCTATCGTGGATACAATCTTCCGAGTCCAAGGTCAGCTACCATGTACTCATTGGGCGCGATGGAGCCTTGTACACTTGCGTGCCATACGATCGCCGTGCATGGCATGCGGGCAAGGCCGAGTGGCATGGCGAGAAGGATGTCAATGGCATCTCAATTGGCGTGGCCTTCTCGAACAAGAACGACGGGAAGGAGCCGCTGACGGACAAGCAGAAGGCGGCGGCACTGGAAGTGATTAAGACCATCCGATCCAAGTATGGCAACATTCCCGTGACGACCCATGCCAAGGTGTCTCCGGGCCGGAAGAATGATCCTGAGCTAGTGCCGGGATTCAAGCTCGAGGACTATGCGTAGGATGCTGGATACCGTGTTGCGCGTTGGCGTTGTCGCTATTGCATTCCTTGCCATCTTTGCCATCTATGGCAGGTTCAATGAGACCAAGGTGAGCAGGCGAATTAAGGCTGCCGAGGCTCGAGCGGATTCCCTCGAGAAGGCGTTGGCATCAGCCAAGATCAACGCATTCGCCGCGCAGTACGCATCAAGGGAGTCCGAGCGCCGTGAGCGGGAAGCGGCCACCAAGCTGAACGCTCAGCTGCAAAACGCCCAGCGCACCGCTGACTATGCTAAAGCCGTATACAACGATTCTGCCGCGAGCACCGAGCGGCTACGCGATGCGTTGTATATGTCCGCCCAGCAGATTGATTCGCTGACCATGCAAGTGTCTACTTACATGGCCACGGTTGATACGTTGCGTGATCGTCATGCCGCAGAGCGCCGGGCGTTGGCCGTGGTGATGTCTGGCGCAGACTCCGTAATTGCCGTCCAGAAGGCGCTAATTGCCACGCTGCGGGCAGATCAGTGCCGGGTGCTTGGCATCCCCTGCCCAACGAGGAAACAGGCCTTTATAGCGGGCGTTGTATTGGGAGCTGTTGTGGCACTTAAGTAGCATTGCAAGTTCCATGGTAAACCGGTATCGTATACCATGGGAATCCGCAATGACCATATCCCGTGGTCGCCGGAGGAGTACATCCGGTTTGCCACGCTCTCCGCGCAGGGAGCCTCGGCCGCGACGACTGCCGCCGCCCTGAATGCCGAGTTTCACGGCAACGCTCCCGTTCGTACGCAAGCGTCCATCACTAATAAGCGAACGCGCAATGCCGTGTACGTGGCAAAGCGATCCATGGACGTCACGCCACTGCCGCCGCCGTTGCCTGTAAGGGAACAGGAAGTTCAGCAAACCGAAACGAACGACGGCATTGAGGCGAAGTCGTCCGGCACGCGCATTCGGACGGTCGAGGATTTGCTGAGGCATATCGACGCCGACATGACGCGCTTCGAGATTGCTAAGTCTGAGGCGACAAAGTACGAGACAGCGGCAAAGCATCCTGAAACTGGCAAAGTTCAGGTGACCGAGCTGCACCGAGTCTACGTCCAGCTCAAGCCCAAGGCCGGACCGTCAACGATCGAACTTGTCGAAGCCATGATTTCCGGTTCGGTTGCCCCACGAAAGCCGATTGGACGATCGCCGAAAAAGAATCAAAGCAACGACGTCATGCAGGCTTTGGTGATTGCTGACCCGCACGTTGGCAAGTATGCGTGGTCGCGAGAAACGGGATGGGAAGACTACGACGTCCGAACGGCAACCGACTTGCTACGCAATTCTGCTGGCGAATTGCTCGAAGATGGCACCACACGAAATGTGGGACGCCGGGCAATCATGCTCCTCGGCGATTATTTCCACTACGATACGCCACACGGCGCGACCACCAAGGGCACGCCACTCGATCGCGATGGCCGAGTCGAGAAGATGGTCGAGGAGGGGGCGTCGGCGCTGTTCGACATCATCGCCCAGTCGGCGGACCTTGGTCATACGGAAGTTATTCTTGTCCCCGGCAATCATGACGCGCTCATGACCGTAGCACTGCGCCAGATTCTCACGGCGTATTTCCGAAAGGACGACCGGGTTACGATCGACGCCCGAGGGACCAGCCGCAAGTACGTCACGCACGGCAATGTGCTGCTTGGCATGACGCATGGTGATAAGGCGAAGAAGCGGCTGCATGAGCTCATGGCTGCCGAAGTTCCGGAGTTGTGGGGAAAGTCGACGTGCCGAGAGATTCACACTGGTCACTTGCATGGCGAGGCTGCAGTCGATACGGTATCCGGGGTGACGATCAGAACACATCGAGCGCTCTGCCCGCCGGACGGATGGCACGCTATTGAGGGTTATGTGGCAAAGCCTCGAGGGATGCAGGCGTTTTATTATCACAAGGTCAATGGCCTGCTCGGCATGACTGCCAGTAACCCGGACGCATAGGTATCCCATGACTACGTGCCAGCGCGATCGAAAGCATGCCTGCGACTGGCGACGAGCTATGGTACAAAGCGGACTCTGCTGGTATAGCTGGGAGATGGA